ATCGTCTAGCGATAGTAACAATAAAGTTACCTTCTCAGCGGGAATTAAAGATGTCTTTGTTACCTACCCTGCTAGTAAATCGGTCAACCAAGATGCGTCTGGCAATGTAGAAGTTTCTGGAACGATTAGTGGTGTAGCTTTGTTGGCTACAAACGGAATTGTTTTAAACAACAATTCTTCTGCTTCTAACTACACGTTCCCCACTAACTACAACGGATTAACAGTTGGGCCTCACACTATTAGTGCAGGGGTATCAATCACGGTCAGTGCCGGACAGCGGTGGGTGGTGATATGAGTATTGTTAGTGCAGGCACCACATTAACGACCGGTCTGTCTTTAGCGTCGGATATCAATGGCAATTTGGTTATCAAGACCGGCGCATCAGCGGTCACTGCGGTCACCATTGGAGCATCTCAAAGTTTAACCGTGGCGGGGGTTGCGGCATTTCAAGATAATGTCACCCTTCCTGCTTCTACCACGATTAACAGTGTGTCATACACTTGGCCTGCTGCCGATGGATCGTCAGGGGATTTTTTAACCACAGACGGCGGTGGAGCATTATCTTGGACCGCAGCAGCTGGACTTCCTCCAGTCATTATCGCTAACACGGTTTCTGTGACAGCGGTAGCAGGGAACCACTATGTTTTGACAGCGGTATCCTTAACAACTGTGACGCTTCCTGCTTCTCCGACTTTGAGCGATACCGTGTATGTCACGGTTGCAAACAGTTTGACTACGAATGTCGTAGCTAATAACGGCAAACCGATTCAAGGTATTTCTGAAAGTCTTACTCTCAATGCCGCTTACGCTTCGGTTCAACTCCGTTTTACTGATGACACGAAAGGTTGGATATTCGCATGAGTCAATTTACTCAATTTACTGGTTCTGCTATTAGTGGGTACACTCAGTCGTCAACTATAACTGTATCTGACACGATCAGTGTTCCAGCAGGTACAAAACGTATTGAAGCACTTCTAGTCGGAGGAGGTGGCGGCGCGGGTCGCGGCGGCGGTGGATTTGGTGGCGCTGCTGTAATCGAAATTCCTGTTACAGGTTCTGACTTAGAAGTAGTAGTAGGCGCTGGCGCTGCTTATAACTCAGTTAGCGCAGGATCATCTAGTTATATTGTTTCTGCTGGCATTCGCTATGCAGAGGTTGGTGGAGGCGGAAGTGGACGGTATGCACCCGGTGTAATAATCAGAGGCGGAAGATCAGGCGGTGGCGGTGGCGGTGGCCCCGGAGATCCAAGTTACATTCGCGGCGGTGATGGTGGCGGTCCTCCTATCGGTAAATTGTTATGGTCTATTTATCCAACAGATAACTCCCCTTCTACATTTAACTATCAGCCACAAGGTGTAGCTGGCGCTGGAGCAGGTGGGCAACGCGCTGTTGGTAGTCCGGGTACTCCATCATCTGGAACAAACGGGTCAAGCGGAACTTTCGGCGGCGGCGGTGGCGGCGGCGGTGGCGGGGCTAATGCAGCATCGACAGGTGCTGGTTATGGTGGCGGCGGGGGGTATGGAGCATTTGCTAGTGGCGGCGCAGGAAGTTATGGCGGTGGCGGCGGTGCTAATGAGGCCCCCGGCACAGCCGGTGCTGGCGGGTCTTTAGCCTCCGCTCCAAGTATTTGGGGCTTTACTGGAAAAGCGGGAGGAACTGCTTCTGGCATTCGCGGCGGCGGTGGCGGCGGTTTGCTATCGGCTGGTTCAAACGCAACTCCATCATTAGGAGGAGACGGAGGAGATGGCGGCGGTGGCGGCGGTGGATTTGGCGGCGCTGGTGGAAACGGATTTGTTGTAATTCGGTTTTATTATTAAGGAATTTAAAATGGGCCTTTACGCAGTTATTAAAGGTAATCTTGTAGATGGAGTTGCCGTTGCAAATTCTCCGCTAAATATAGATGGGGAGTGGGTTTGCGTTGACGGGATGGAGCCAAGACCGGGACCCGGATTTAGATATATAGATGGGGTTTTTTACGAACCAGAACCTGTAGAAGTTGAACCTGTTCCAAGAATCATTTCGCGAGAAAAATTTAGGTTATTGCTTACTGATTCTGAATATTTAAACATATTAAAAGCCTCAAAAATTGATGTTGAGGTTGAAGCATGGTTTTTGACTTTTAATATGACGACGCAAGTTAATTTAGATGATGAAAGAACTAAGTCATGGCTAGAGATGTTAAATTCAAAAGAACTTATTTCTGATTCTAGGAAAGAAGAGATATTGAATACGCAGGTTTAATTTGTGCTGCAAACTAAATTAATAGACTATGTACGAGTGTATCAAAGATTTTATGACATGGAATTTTGCAAAAATCTTGTTATTGACATTAAAAACGTAGAATGGAAAACCCATAAGTTTTATGATTCAATAACAAAAAATTACAGTTCCAACGAAAATGAATTGTCTGTTTCATACGAAGACGTATTTCTTAAAAAAGAGTTAGACGAAAAAATTTGGAATATATTGGAGCGTTATATTTTGCAAGATATGGCTCACATGGAAAAATGGTATAGCGGATGGGCGGGTTATTCTCTTTCTCGTTTTAATCGATATGACCCTAGTACTCAAATGAAATTGCATTGCGATCATATACACACTTTGTTCGATGGGGAGAGGAAAGGAATCCCTACTTTGACAGTGTTAGGCAGTTTAAATGAGGACTACGAAGGTGGCGAATTTATGTTGTGCGGAGAAAAGATTGAGCTAAAAACAGGGGATGTTATAGTTTTCCCCAGCAATTTTCTCTATCCGCACGAAGTTAAACCTGTTAAGTCAGGAGTGCGTTATAGCTTTGTGTCGTGGGTTTGGTAATGATTTTATACAACATATTCCCGACAGCGGTTGCCAAGTTTGACCTTGGGCGAGAATTCAGCGCCGAGGAGTTGGACTTTGTGGGTTCACAAGAGACTCACAAAAATATGGGTAACACCACCAGCAATAACCGCTATGTGTTGCGCGATGACACAATGGCAAAGCTGCGGGAGTTTACCGAAAGTTCTGTTGCGGAATATCTCAAGTCCATCTATGCCCCGAAGCACGATGTCAGCTTGCGGATCACGCAGTCATGGCTTAACTACACAAAGCCCGGTGAGTTCCACCACAAGCACGCCCATCCCAATTCTTTTGTGAGCGGGGTCTTGTATCTCAAGGCAGCACGAGAGCGGGACAAGATTTACTTTTACAAAGACGGCTACCAACAGATCAAACTGCCGACCGATAATTGGAACCTACACAACAGTGAATCGTGGTGGTTTGAAGTGGGTACCGGCGATTTAATGATCTTTCCCTCTAGCTTGACTCACATGGTTGAGACGGTTAAAGAGGAAGATCGTATTTCGTTATCGTTTAATACCTTTCCTGTCGGTTATGTCGGGGAAGAAGAGTCTTTGACAGGTCTTCATGTAGAAGAGCTAGGAGTAGGTCATGGCAAGTTCAATTGATGCAACATCAGGCGGCATAGTATCGGCTGGCAATAGCACGGCGGCCCTTGATATCAAGACAGGCGGCACTACAGCCATTTCAATTGGTACAGGCCAATCGGTCACGATCACCAATCTGGTGCTAACGGATCTGTCTTTAGCCAGTGCCAACATCACTACCCTAACGGGAACCAGCGCAACGATCACTAACATCTTCGACGGCGATGGGGCAGTTCGTGCGGTTCCGTCAGTGGGTGCAGCCAAGACCGCTGAATACACCTTGACTGTGAGCGATGTCGGGAACTATGTGACATTGGGTTCTGGTGGTGGCATCACTATTTTGGATGACGTATTTACAGCAGGCGATGTGGTTTCGATCTTTAACGACACGACCGGCGACACCACCATCACTTGCACCATCACGACCGCTTACTTAGCGGGAACTGATACTGATCAAGCGTCATTAACGCTAGCAACCCGTGGCATTGCGACGGTGTTGTTCACTTCTCCTTCTGCTTGCGTTGTAGCAGGGAATGTATCTGCATGAGTGGGATAATGATGCTTCTGCTGGGCGGGGCCGTCCAAGCAAAGCAAACTATTATTCAAACCTTCCTTGCCACAGGAACGTGGACGGCTCCTGCTGATGTAACGAGCGTTGAGTATCTTGTCGTCGCAGGGGGTGGTGGGTCTTCAACCGGAGGCGGTGGCGGTGCAGGAGGATTTCGCACTGGAACAGGATTATCTGTAACCGCTGGGACTGACTATACGGTGACAGTTGGCGGTGGCGGTGCTGGTGGGGTAGATTTTAGTGCAAATGGAGTGCAGGGTAGCCCTTCCACTTTTAGTACGATTACTTCGGCTGGAGGGGGTTATGGTACTCAAACAGCTGGCAGTACTGCTGGTGGAAATGGAGGTTCTGGCGGGGGCGGTGCTGGTTTTGCTTTTGGCGGATCAGGCAATACTCCAAGCACAGTCCCATCACAGGGTAACAATGGTGGCGATGGAAATTACTTCTCTGCTCCATACACAGGCACGGGAGGTGGCGGTGGAGCTGGTGCTGCAGGCGGTAATGCTCCCGGCGGCGGAGTAGGCGCTGATGGTGGTGATGGCACTGCGTCGGCTATTTCTGGCTCATCCACATATTATGCTGGCGGAGGTGGAGGCGGTGGCCCGAGCGGAGGGGGGTCAGGTGGATTAGGCGGAGGCGGTGACGCTAACCCAAGTTCTAGCAATGGTGCCGCTAATACGGGCGGCGGTGCTGGGGGCGGTGCAAGTCCGGGCAAGGTTGGCGGCTCCGGCATCGTCATCCTGAAATACGAAATACTACCAACAACCACGATCTTCACATTTAAGTCCACGCAATCTTGGACTGCACCAACGGGTGTGGTGAGTGTTGATTATTTGATTGTTGCTGGTGGGGGCGGTGGCGGGGCTTCTTATGGGTCAGGTGGTGGGGCAGGTGGATTTAGAATAGGAACAGGTTTATCTATAACTGAGGGGGCCACTTATACAGTTACTGTTGGCAGCGGCGGTGCAGGCGCTCCATCAACGGCTTCACCTGCTGTGTCTGCGGGATCGCAGGGGCAAGCATCTTCAATTTCAGGTGCTTCACCGTTTGTAACTATTCAATCTGCTGGTGGTGGATTTGGAAGATCAGAAGGTACAGGCGGTTCTGGCGGCTCTGGTGGTGGCGGTGGC